ACGGCAAAGAAGTAACCAAGGCCCCCGGTCAGCAATGGCCGGGGGTTCTTTTGGAGATAATATGAAAATCCCCAGCCGCGAACACACCCTCGAAAACTTGATTGACAAAACACACGAGGCCCGTGTGCAAAAGCCGCGACCTCACATGGGCGCCTCAATGCTAGGCCACCCGTGCGAGCGTTGGATGTGGCTGTCGTTTCGGTGGGCCGTGCAACCAACATTTCCAGGACGTGTCCTGCGATTGTTTCGCCGGGGGCATCAGGAAGAGGCGAACATCATCGCGGACCTGCGCTCGGCAGGGATTGTCGTGCAGCCGGTCGCGGCACAAGCTGGCGTTAATTTTGGATCGCACGTCTCCGGCAGCATTGACGCCATCATTGAGAGTGGCGTGCCTGACGCGCCGAACAAGCGCCACATCGGCGAGTTCAAAACGCATTCCCTGAAATCGTTTAATGACATGGAGGCTACGGGTGTTGAGAAATCAAAGCCAGAACATTTTGCTCAGATGCAAATCTATATGCACGGGACTGGGATCAACCGCGCTTTGTATGTGGCGGTTTGCAAGGACAACGACCGCCTCTATACCGAGCGAGTTCGGTACGACAAAAACGTAGCAGAAAAATACATTGGGCGAGGGCAGCGACTTGCCTTGTCGGAGCGTATGCCTCCGCCTATATCGACCGATCCCAGTTGGTATCAGTGCAAGTTTTGCGCGGCTCACTCGTTTTGTCACGAGACGCAATTAACCGAGCACGTTAACTGCCGCACCTGCGCGCACAGCACGCCGAAAGCTGACAGCACTTGGCGGTGTGAGCGGCATGACACGAACGACATTCTGGTTGAGTACCAGCACGAGGGGTGCGACTCGCACACGCTGCACCCGGATCTGGTGCCGTGGAAAATGAAGGACAGCGGACACGATTGGGTCGCTGTTTACGAAATTGACGGCCACGATGTCGAGAACGGCGAGCCGTGCGCAAATGTTTATTCCAGCAAGGAGTTGCTGGCGAACGCCTCGGGTTGCGCCAATTCAACTGTCAGTCAGATCAAACAAATTTGGCCAGGGGCCAGGGTGGTGAAACATGACCCAACTTCGTGACTATCAACAGAAAACAATCAACGACCTCTACGAGTGGTTTGACGCTGGCAACGTCGGCAATCCGTGCATCGTAATGCCGACCGGGTCAGGCAAGAGCCACATCGTTGCCGCCCTGTGTAAAGACGCTCTGCAATCATGGCCTGAGACGCAAATCCTCATGCTCACGCATGTCAAGGAATTGATTGAGCAGAACGCTGAGAAGCTGCGCCAGCACTGGCCCAATGCCCCGCTTGGAATCTACTCAGCCGGGATGCGCCAGAAACATCTGGGCGAACCAATTACGTTTGCTGGCATTCAGTCGATCAGCAAAAAGTCAGATAAAGTCGGCCATGTCGATTTGGTGATTATCGACGAATGTCATTTGGTGAATCACAAACAGGCGGGTCAATACCGCACGTTTCTGGAAGATCTGGTTCGGATTAACCCGGCGCTGCGTGTGATCGGCCTGACCGCAACTCCATTCCGTTTGGGCCACGGCTACATTACCGACCAGCCCGCGATGTTTAGCGCGCTGCTAACGCCTGTCAGCATCGAAGAACTGGTCTATAAAAAATTCCTGGCGCCACTGCGCAGCAAGCACACGAAGGAAACACTGGACGTATCTGGCGTGAGAAAACGCGGCGGTGAGTTCATCGAGAGCGAACTGCAAGCAGCGGTGGACACTTCGCCTAAAAACACAGCTGTGGTGGATGAGGTCATTGAATGGGCCGGAGATCGCAAGGCGTGGTTGTTTTTTTGCGCCGGTGTAAAGCACGCACAAGGCGTGGCAAATGTTCTGCGAGAGAAAGGCATTGCGGCGGCCTGCGTGACTGGCGAGACGTCAAAGAAAGAGCGCGAGCAGATTTTGGCAGACTTCAAGTCTGGCGCATTGCAGGCGCTCACCAACGCGAATGTATTGACGACCGGGTTTGACTACCCAGACATTGACCTGATCGCTATGTTGCGCCCCACGATGAGCCCTGGCTTGTATATGCAGATGGCGGGCCGAGGAATGCGCCCGAAGTCTCACACGGATCACTGCATGGTGTTAGACTTCGCGGGCGTCGTGGCTACGCACGGACCCATCACGGCAGTGAAGCCGCCCAACAAGAAGTCTGACGAGCCTGGGGAGGCCCCAGTAAAAACCTGCCCCGAATGCGACGAGCTGGTCCACATCAGCGCCACAGAGTGCCCGTCCTGCGGCTATCAATTCCAGGTTAGTGCAGCGTTAGAGTTGAAGCTGCGGCATGATGATATTATGGGGGGGGTTGGCAACAAAATGAATGTTACTGAGTGGCGGTGGCGCAAGCACATCAGCCGCACAAGCGGGAAAGAAATGCTTTCCGTATCTTATTACGGAGGCTTTTCAGACCCATCAATTGTTGAGTATTTCCCGGTCATGCACGATGGGTATGCGGGTCAAAAGGCGTTGCAGTCGGTTTTTAATCTGAGCAACTCATCAGCGGCCAGAATTAACTTGGATGAGACCGATCTGCATGTAATGTCGGGGATGTTGAATACCGGAACCCCGCCGAGGGTTATAGAATACAAAAAAGACGGGAAGTTCTTCCGCGTTATGAGAAGGAGCTGGGCATGAAAACGGAAGAGCCAAAAGAGTTAAAAGTTTATCGGGAGTGGCTAGATGAAATCATAGCCAACGGGCCACCACGGTACTGCTATAATTGCGTGCACTATGGTTTGCGGGGCAAGTGCGAAAAGTTTGACATGACGCCACCAGAGGAGTTCACTCAGACGGCGAATCAATGTGACGAATGGTTTATGGAGCCGCCGTTTTGACAAATGAAGTCCCAACAGAACATCTTGAGCAGCGCGAATTTGTTAAATGGTTCCGCCAAACATTTGTGGGCGTGCGCATATTTGCAATTCCAAATGGGGGAGCTAGAAACACCATCACAGCCTCAAGGCTAAAAGTGGAAGGCGTCAGCGCCGGAGTCCCTGATCTGTATGTGCCGGCGTGGCGCCTGTGGATTGAAATGAAACGCACAAAAGGCAGCTCAATTGATAAAAACCAGAAAGATTGGCATCAGTATTTGACATCTGTAGGGGACATGGTAATCATTGGGTACGGATCAGATGGAGCCAAAAATCTGGTTCTGGAAATAGCACAAACCAAACCAAACCAAGAGAGATCCAATGACAAAACCTCCAGAACCTAACAAAACCATTGATGCCCCCGTCCTGGCATTGCCGGACGCAAATCTGAAATCCCGCATATCTATGCTCGAAGGCGTCATCCAAGAATTGATGGAGTTTGTTGACGACTATTCCGATGTCGTTGACGGTGACGATGGTGCGCCAGAGCCCAATCGGGCTATGTCGTTGTTGGTGATGGCGCGGGATGTTTTGGGGAGGTCAACATGAGTAGCGATCTTTTGAAGCAGTTTGACAATTTCAGAAATGATTTAAAAGAATATTCTGAAGAATCAGAAAATGAGCTGAATGAAGCTTTGGAAGAGGTCTACATAATGCGTGAGTTATTGCTTGAGATTCGTTGTATTTGCTTCAGCCAGTATGCCGTAAACGATAGAATACTTAAACTGATAAAGACAACAGTGAAAAAGCAGCTCAAATACAACCACAAAGATTGGTCAGAGGATTATAGCGATAAAGAAGACGAGGACGGCAACCCAATTAAGTTTTTCATTGCTAATGAGTACCGCGCCAAAATTATGAAAAGAGAAGCACCTCGTTTGCGGAAAGGGAAAGATGATGACTAATGATCTTGTGACGCGGCTGCGTAAGCTGAACACATTTGAATGGCACGCAAGACCAGCGACAACTAAAAAAACGTGTTTTGCAGCAGCCGATCGCATCGAGGCGCTGGAGGCGGTGCTGCGGGAGGCGAAAAAAATAATCATCGCCGTCATTAACACAGATCGCCAGCGAAGCACTGGGAAAGAAAATGACTGACACTTTTGCGGAGCGGCTTGACGAGTTGAGAGATTATTGGGAGGAGACGGTTGCTGCTTTGTTGTGTGACGCAGCCGATCGCATCGAGACGCTGGAGGCGGCGCTGCGGGGGATAGCTGATTGCTACACATTGCCAGCTCAGAATGATTCTGAAATGCGGGAGATCGCCCGCAAAGCACTGGAGAACAACAATGATCCCGCCTAAAAGCCCAATGTCACTTCTTTCAAGCTACAAGCCAAAATCTACAGAAGAACTGGCCGAATGGCTTATGATGGCAGCTCGAAATCTGAAGGATAAAGATGGGAAGGTAATATATTTTAGGTTAGATCCAGCTATGGCGCACCAGATCGCCAGCATGATGCAGGAAGCAAAACTAGAGGTGCCAAAATGACTGACGATCTTGTGAAGCGGCTGCGTGCTGAAACAGACAGGGCCACTGTGAATCCCGACGGCCTCGAAGAAGCCGACTACATTGAGAAGTTGATAAAATCAAGAACCAATTTACGCATAATTGGGAAAGAAATTTCTGAGCGCGTAGTCAGTCTCATCGCCGTACTCAATTCATCTGCAATGGGCGGTCAAACTTGGAGTACCCGCCCCATGACGACTTGCCACATAAAAATGCCGCCAACCACGCAGAAGACCCTGCCGCGCCGAAAAGGTTGAAAATGAGATTCGAGCTAATTATAAATATGCCTGTTAGAGGCAAAACAGACGCCCCACTTGCCGCCCCACCTGCGCTGATACACAGGATGGTTGTTGAACATTGGGCCAATGACCTAAAGGATTTTACAGATCAAATATCAAAATGGCCTTTCATAATCGTGGAAGAATTTTTTCCAGGCCCATCTAATTCTTGGAAAAATGCAGTTAGCAATGGTGCAATCACAGTCAACACAGATCTGATCGGCAAGGTCCGAGAGTGGAATCAAAACAACCACGTAAGATAGGAAACAAACATGAACCATCAAGATTACATTCAAAAAGCTGTCGAAATTCTTGCAAATCGCGGTCAGATTTACGGCGGCGTCGAAGAGTCATTTACGCGCGCCGCAGCGATTGCGACGTTGAAACTCAACGCTCAGGTCACGCCTTACATCGTTGCCACGATCATGGAGTCGGTGAAAGATGCGCGCCTGGCGGTGAACCAGACGCACGTTGACAGCCACATCGACGGCATCAACTACAGGGCCTTCCGGGCTGAGTTTGCGCCGAAGGATTCGCCTGAAAAAACCGTTGACGAGTTATACGACGGTATTCGTGAGATTGCGGCCAAGTTTGCTCCGGCAAAGGGTATAAAGTCGGAGTAAGAATAATGACATATTGGTGCTACAATGAAGAAAGTTATTTTACTCCAAAGCAAGACGGTCTTCTTTATTGCGCCCCAACCATGGAAGAAGAATTTTTCTTCCATGGACTGAGTTACGAAACATGGACAATAGAATGTAAGGGTTCTAGCCCACTGGAACGTGTTTCCAAATGCTTGGCCGCAATTCGAAGGAGGCAAATAGGTATTTGGTCGGATACATTTATGGACGATGAATTGAGAGACATAGAAGGAATAACATGGGTTGAGGATAGGGTGTTGTTTTACAAACAGCCTGAAAGACTATGGTTGTCTAGGCGAGGCCGAAAGGGGCCAGTGTTACCAACTGGATTTTTTGTAACATACCCTCGAACAACAGTTGGTGAATGTATGTCATGCGGATCGCCCTGCGACGTATATCTAGGGTGCTGCGTGCGATGTAAGCCAGTTCTTAGTAAGATACTAAAGGAGGTGAAGCATGATATAGAAATTATCGAAGACATTAAGGACTCAAAAAAACTTATCTCAAAATTCACGGAAAAATTAAATGAAAGACACAGGCCAGCTAAGAACAAAACTGCTCGTGCTCTGGGCAAAGTATGACAAAGGCGACATCGACGCAGCGGAAGCAAAAACACACATTTCGTTTGCTCGGGCCACGCTTGACACGCTGAAGGTTGAAATTGCAGCGGCTCATTTGAGCGCGGGCGTTATTCCGGCAGTCACAATGTCATCTCCAGTTGGGCTTCAGTCCAAGGGGAAACGCATTCAGTGATTTTTATCCGCCACAAACAAGAAACCCGCGCGCAGCGTGTCAAGCGCGCGGGAACAAAAAAATACTTTACGTTTGTGTTCTGGAACGGCGAGATGGCGTCAGCAATAGGTCTATAGCAAACAGAAAGGGCATTAAAATGGAAACGCCAGAATCATTGATCGAGCACTACAAGGCCGTCCGCCACCGCATTGAGACGGCCAAGTTCGTCCCGCGCGCCATCCCAGCGCCAAAGATTGACGTTTGTTACATCCGCCCGGTGCCGGAGCCTAATCCGAACGAAGCCGCCATCCCGACGCCGCGCAACATTGTCCAGATGGAAATGCAAAGGATACTGGACAAGAGAGGGTGTGTATGGGCTGATATTTTTGGGGCAAGGCGATTTCAGCAGCATGTTAACTGCCGCAACGAAATTTGGTTTTATTTGCAAATGAGAGGAATGAGCCTTGCCCAGATTGGCAGGATTTGCCGACCTTTCTTGCCGTATGACCATACGACAGTCCTGCATGGTATCCGGCAACACATGAAGACGCTGGAAAAAACAGTCGTTTAGCTTCCGCTGCGCATGTTCGATTTCCCTTTGCCTCGCAAGCATCGGCTTGGCTCCTACGTTGACGGTTTCCACTGATCGCGCGGCTCATCCGCGTAATCCCATTCCAGAAATAGATAGCTCAAAGCCTGCGTCTCCGGCCACGTCTCTATGTGGTCTTGCGAAGGGGCGCGGATCAAGCCGCCGCGCGTGAAGAAGTAGCCAGATTTCAGCAGCAAATCGATTGCGGCGCTGTCGTCTTCAAACTCAATCGGCGCTGTTTCTGCGGCCACGATCGGCCCTCCTTTTTGTTGACCTTGTAACCGACCACCCGGTTACAGCTTCAAATTCTTCATCGCTGACGCGCGGTCGCGGGTCGCGGCATCCATCAACCTTGCACCGCTGCCCCGGCAACAAAATCGTCGGAGTTCGCTTCGGTTGTTTCGCCCGGCATTGCGGGCAATCGACGCCGTGCTTGTCGCGCATCGCCTTTTTGCCAGCGCCCCAATCCCGGTACAGATCACCCATGTCGCCCATGCCGGTCGCTCCTATCCTGAATCGAGATTGACCTTGCGGCCCGGTTTTGATCCGCGCGGCCCCATGCGACGCGAACCGTCAGCCTCCATGATCTCGTACACGCACCAATTCCGCATAGGCGGTGCGGCGGGTTGCGCGGTTCTGGATTCTGCGGCGGGTAAGTCGAAGTTCGCGAAGCTCCTTATCCCCACGTTTGATTGCGCGCTCGATCTCCCGGATTTCCAACCGTTCGGCTTTGGTGAGAGCCTTGCGCCAGTCTCGTGCATTGTCGGTTCCGTCGTTTGATTCTGTCATCGTAATTGGATGATAAAAGTTCTTGACAAGAAAAGCAAGAGGCGTATTTTGATGAGGCAAATGATTAACAAAAGAGGCCCGCCCCGATGATCGTACAATTAAACCCGCCGATACCGCTAGAAACCCCAAAGGGTAAGGCACTCGCGCAGGCGCTGATTGATTACGGTGTCGAACATGATTTGGTATGGGTAT